GATAAGTAGTGAACGACCACCAGAAATATTGCCATAATTCCAAATAACTAAATTACGTTCAGGGTCTACTGCTGTTGATATAGAGTCAATATCACCAATGTTAGCGTTGTTAAAGAAATATCTGTCTACCTTTTCAGAACCTATACCTGTTAATGTTTGACCGTTAGTAGCATAAAAACCATCATCTGATAAGAAGTAAGCTGTACCTGAATATTGTGCTATAGAGTTACCTTCTATACATCCTACGTTACGAGAGATAGTGTCAAATTGAAATATAAGCGGTGTGCCAATATATGACATTCTGACAATGGCTTTTTCTAAGAATACAATACCAAACTCACCACCTACGACACCGGTTATATCACCGCCATCAGGGATAATTTGATAGTCACTTTGAGATGTTGCTGTAGTAGTCCAAGTACTTGCATCATTGATACCTGACCATTGCACTTTGCTAGGTGATGTACCTGCACCAATATTACCTGCGACTACAAAGTCACGAACTGCTGTAATGTATTTAGCAATAGGTGCATCTGAACTTACGTCTGCAAAAGCTGTAGAGCTGTTTACGTCAAAAGACTGTATCTTTTCAGAACCATTAGAAGCAATTGCAAGACTACCAAACTGTAAAAATTGCCATCTATTTAAACCTGTATATCCGCCTGCTTTAGACTCGTCTACTAGAGATAAGTCATTATTGTCTACTTTAAATAGTTTAGTAGCACCACCAGCAAAGATAAATACGTCATTATCTAGTTTAGCAGCAAAGCAATTATTCAAGTCTTCTGAAGCTGCACCTGAAAATGTTACTGCTGACTTAAACGGACCATAACCTACAGCTAAAGGAATAACATTATTAGCTTCTGATACAGAGTCTAATATGCTAGGTTGGTCAGGTAGCCAGTCTTTAAAAGCTATACGTTGTGTAGGCATTATTTTACTTTATATAAAAATTTGATTGATTTACAAAAAATGACTAGCAATTTATTCATATAGAATATTAATTGAACCAGAGTCAAAAGCGTCTGTTCCATTGATTGTTGTAATTCTAACTCTATCTAAAGCTCCTGATAAAGTTACATCTCCAGAAAAATATGTTCCATTAGCATTCCTATCAGACATTACACCAGAAACAACCCATGTACTTCCATTTAAAAGGGTACATACAAAATTTCCAGAATGTAAACTATTAGCATCTTGACTTGCTGAAGTATTAATTCCAGATGTAATTACACTTCCGCTAGTAATACCATTTACACAAAATCCAAAATAACCAGTTGTTTGAACACTTCCTGAGCCTAATTGAACAATAATAGGTGAAGTTCCATTTGTTGAAACTTGTGAAAACATTACCGTAATGCGTTTTGCTGTTGATGGGATTCCTGTAAAATCAGCAGTTGTACCAGATGTTGTTGTAACAGCAGTTCCAGATGTAATTATAGAGCTGCTAGTCCATGTTGTACCATTTGACTTTAATACATTTCCAGAAGTGCTAGGAGCTACTAAATTACCTGACAATGTTGAAGTGCCATTACCTAAAATAACAGAGTTAGCTGTAATGCTTGAAGCTCCTGTACCACCATCTGCAACAGTTAAGTCTGTAATTCCTGTAATAGTACCACCTGTAATCGCTACAGCATTTGCATTTTGTGATGCCATTGTGCCTAATGTTCCTACTTTAGTAGTTACAAAAGCTGTAGTAGCAACTTTAGTAGAGTTATCTGAAGATGACTGTGTAGGTGCAGTTACGTTACCTGTAAGTGTAGATGTGCCAGTAACTGATAAATTACCACCAATTGTAAAGTTATCACCAGATGTACCTGCTTGCTGGTCTTTTAATTGTGCCATTAAAGTTCTAATAGCATTGTTTACGTTAGCAGGTGAACATCCCTCTGCAATGTTAATGTTAGATATGTCTGTGTTATCCGCAGAGGTTGCTGAATATTCACTAATTTTTGTCTTTGCCATCTTTTATCCTTGTCTTAACCATATATCGTTACTTGGAGTAATGTCAGTCCAAGTTTCTGTTCCTGCTGTTATTTCTGTCCATGTATCTGAAGAAGGTGATATTAAAGACCACGTATCCGTAGATGTTGTAGCTTCTGTCCATGTTTCTGCACCTGGAGTAACTGGTATCCATCCCTCACCTTGTATTACGCCTTTAGCAGTTACTGTACCTATGCCTTCTATATAAGCATATCCTGCAAATATAGCTCTAGCACTTGCATTTACTGTAGCAAAAGCATTTACTTGTGCATTGGCTGAATTTATTAATCCACCAAGTGCTGATACTGTAGCAATTCCTGTGATAGAACCTGTTGCTGATAGTATACGGAACCCATTAGCTGTAACTGTAGCATTGCCCGTAATAGAAGCATTACCACCTATGAGTAATGAACCTAATGCTGTTACTGTACCTATTGCTGTAATACTTGCTGAAGCTAATGCTATAGAACCGCCAGTAGCAGATACTGTAGCTGTTCCTAATATTGCACCACTACCAAATTGTGTTCTTGTAGCTATAGCAGATAAGTCTGCAAAGCCATTGATAACTGCACTACCAAATACTAATGCACCGCTTGTAGTAACTGTTATTGTTGCAGTAGCATTTATGCTTGCTGCAGATGTTCTAAAACGTGTTCCTGACGCACTTACGGTTGCATCTGCTGTAATTGCTGCAGAAGCAGTAATTATATTACCGCTTATTGCTAACGAACTAAAAGGAGCTTGGGAAAAACTAGCTATGCCAAACATTTATTGCTCCTTAAAGTGTTACTTCTTCCCAGTTAGCAATGGACTCATTCCATTTATAGTCTTTACCGTCTGTAGGCATAGTTACAGGTGCTTCCCATAACCATGTTTTATTGTTTAGTATCCATGATGGAAATGGTTGTGGTGCGTAGAATACGTCATTAGTAGCGTCATAATTGTAACCAATACCAGCATAGTTACCTCTTAAAGGTCTACCTTCTGGATGTTTATTACCATGTGTATTGTAAGATGTTTGTATCCAAGTGCCTGGGGTTGAGTCTACAAATGTATCAAAGAACTCTTTTTCAGCCACAATAACTTGTGTGACTTTACCGTCACAAACTTTAGCGAAATGACTCATGCTGTGTATGTTCCTGTACTATTAAATTTAATAATTGTGTTAGAACCTGAAGTAGTTATAGTAGGTGAACCTGTAGTCGTGCCTGTGTAATTTGCTGTAGGAACACTTAATATCACTACACCAGAACCTCCTGCCAAGCCATTACCACCTCCTGAACCACCAGCAGATGCACCGCCTCCGCCACCGCCTCCAGTATTTGCTGTTCCTGCAGAACCAGCACTTGTAGCAGCTCCATTACCACCGCCACCAGCACCACCAGTTCCTCGTGTATTTCCTACATAAGCTCCACCACCTCCACCGCCAGCATATGTTACGGATGAGCCTGTAATTGAAGAAGCAGAGCCTGCACCACCATTACCTGCTACGTTTGATGCAGCATTACCGCCTACTGCACTTGCACCACCTCCGCCGCCACCGTCTGCTGCAGTACCTCCACCAATACCATTACCACCAGTATTACCTTGACCAGAAGTACCAGCACCGCCTGTTGGGCTTGGAGTCCAAACTACATCTTGACCACCACCGCCACCGCCAGAACCACCTGCAGCACCTTGTGCTTGAGCAGAGTTAGAGTCAGTTCTTGAACCTCCGCCACCACCACCTGTTGATGTAATAGTAGTTAATCCTGTGCCAGCTAATGATGAGTCTGTGCCATTAGAACCTCTTGAAGCATTACTTGTAGAACCAGCACCACCGCCACCGATAGTTGCTGTATATACAGAACCTACTGTAAGATTAGCAGTTCCTGTACGCATACCGCCAGCACCACCGCCACCAGCATGAGCATTACCACCTCCACCTCCACCAGCAACTACTAAATAATCTGCTGCAACAGGCTGGACTGGAATAGTGTCCAAAAAGCCTGAAAATGGTATCCATCCTTGTGTTGCATCTATATAAACTAAAGATATAGACTGACGTTTTGTAGAAAATACTGCATTAGAAGTTAAACCATCTAATTTATTGCCATTAGGATTAACTGTTAAATTATTTGTTTGCCATGTACCAGCATAATCAGTCAATACAATTGACTCTCCTGCACTAGGAGAAGCTGGAAGTGTAACTGTAAATGCAGCAGAAGTTGTATTGCATGGATAACCACTACCTGATACAGCAGTAAAGCCACTTGTTTGAACTGATTGCCATGATATACCAGCAGCAGCCCATGTTGGAGCTGCGTCACCATTAGACTTTAAAAATTGACCAGATGTACCGTATGCTGTGCCTGATGAACCAAAAGATACACCGCCATTAGCAGTAATACGCATGCGTTCTGAACGAGATGCAGCACCATCTGATGTAGTTTCAAATTTTAAATATGAGCCTTGTGCAGTACCAGCAGTCCATGCTTGGCTAGAAAACCCTTGTATGCCAGCAGCATTATATGAACCATTAACTCCACCCCTAGAACCAAATAAATAAAATCCTAATCTCTGGTCTGCTGCTGTTGGAGTACCGTTTGTATACGATACAATACCTGCACCAGCACTAGCAGAAGGTGTGTCTGTATTTATAGCATGAAATACAGAAGATGATGTTCCACTAGCAGTCAAAACTGCGGTTGGACTCGTAGTACCTATTCCTAATCTATTATTAGTATCATCCCAAAAGAAGTTAGCATTGTCTTGTGTGTATATGCCAGATGCACCTGCAAATACAACTGAACCTGTAGTGAAAGCTGTAGTAGTGCCTGTTCCACCGTTAGCAACAGGGAGTGTGCCTGTTACACCTGTAGTAAGTGGAAGTCCTGTGCCATTTGTAAGAGTGACAGATGCTGGAGTGCCAAGTGCTATTACGTTTCCAGCAGCATCATCATAAATAGATTTATCTGCAGGATATGTAACAAATACATTCTTTGTACCAGCAGCCAAGTCTAGTTTAGACCCTGTGCTAGATGCTAATACAGTATCACGAGATAAAGTAGTGCCTGAAGATGTATATGTACCTAGACCTACTTCCCATTGTGACCCACCTACAATAGCGTAGTAAGTAGTATTAGCGTTACCTATTGCAGAGAATGACTGAAAGCCAGTAACTGCACCAGCAAGCGTAATAGTACCTGTGCCTGTGGTGGTAGACGTTTCCTGTACCCTATCCTTGACGACTAACGCCATGGTTTATCCTTAAGCTAATGTAACTGAAAGGTTGCCTGTTGAAATCTTAAAGATGTCACCAGAGTCAATAGTTTTAGATGTATCTAAAGGTGTATGGTAAAGTAAGTTACCTGTTGTTAAAGCATCATTAATACCAATCCATCCTACAGTTCCCCATGAAGCTGTTGCTGTTGGGAATGTTACGTCAGCAGAGTTAGTAGTTACACCGTTAGATGGTGCAGCAAATGTGACTGCAGTTCTAGCATAGCTAGTACCAGATGTGCTAACTTCTGTACCACTACCTGCGTCTGTAGGGTCTGAAGTCCATAGTGATACATATACTGTTGCTGGTGCTGTATAAGTTGTTGCTCTTAGAGTTACGTTGATTAAAGCGTTCTCTAAATAGTTACTCATTTCTGACATAATAGTTTCCTTATCGTGGTGTTACGTTTAATGTGGTGTATGCGTATGTTTGACCTAAGTCACTTGTTTTTATGTTAGCAATTGCTCTATCATATAATGCTGACCATGTTGCAGTTCTTGGGTCATTCATTAAATAAGGCTCTGCTTCTGCTAATGTTGCGTAAAGTAAAGCGTCTGGGTAGTATGCTAAATACAAGTTACTAGATGTTGTAGTGGAGATAAATGTAGGTTGAGCATAATATAAAATTTGAATGGTGTAATCAGAGTTTTGACTAGGTGCAAATTGGAACTCTGTGCCTAACATTGTAAAGTAATGTGAACGACCTGATAATGATGTTTGACCATTACGGAAGAACAAGTCAGGTGATTGAAACTCTAAGATAATAGGTGGATTACCCTGGAAGTGCATCTCTCTTAACTCTAAGAAGTCACTAGGAAACGCTACCTTGTTATCAGAAGGTGTAGTAGTTGCTACTTTTAACATAGCTTCTGTTCTTAAATCACGACTCATTCTTAATTGTGCCATCTGAATAAAGTCAGGTATGACAGTTGTCAAGTCTGTGCGTGCTAAGTAGCTTTCTACTGTAGAAACAAAGCTAGTATAGTTAGTAAATGCCATCTAATTGTCCTTTTAATCTATC